ACCACGGAAGAACACAGCCGCCGTTCCAGAGTCGTACCCGGAACCGCCCGTAGAAACCGAAACCGAGGACACGGCGTCCCCGGTAAGTGTCGAGGTCGCTGCCGCCCCCAGACCACTGCCGCCGCCGTGAAACGTAACCGTTGGGGCTGACGTGTAGCCCGTGCCGCCCAGCGTTTGGAGTGTTGCACTGGCTGCCGCCTCTTGATCAAAGGCACCGCCCGCATCTAAGGAGATCGTAGGTGCTTCGTAGTAGTCCCAGCCGGGGTTCGTGATTGTGATGCCAGTAACCACACCACCACTTACAGTCGCCGTGCCAGCCGCGCCTGTTCCGCCGCCGCCACTAAAAGTAACGGTCGGAGTGACGGTGTACCCAGAGCCGCCCCTTGTCATCGTGACACTGGAAATACCACCACTCAAAGGCAGTTCGTCGATGGCCGACGTTCCTGAACTACCGCTCGAACCCACCTCGATGCGGAGCTTGACCGAAGTAGGCTCAACATCTCCGTTCGACTGGTTCTGCCGGAAAAGACCATTCAGGCGAATCTTGACGCGGACCTGCTTAACCGTTTCCGAGCTAATCGTGATCGGATAAGGACTGTTCGCCTTTTCGAGCGTCTGGGATGCACCTTGTTCGGTTTCCACTTGAGAGAAACCCGGCATCACGTCCTGATCCGCGTCTCCCTTCCGCTCATAGATCGTAACCCCTTGATAGTTTAACGACCCGTCTGCATTCTCGACCGGCGTATCATCCATGTAGATGGAACGCCCAAGGGCATCCTGCCTTACCAGACCGAAGATCGGGCCTTCGCTGATGAGATCAATCAGCTTGGCCGTACTGCGGGCCTGAAGCGTATTAGGGTGGTCAATCGGGTTGCGTTTGCTGCCACCCTTGCCCTCGCCGCGAATGATTGGCTTGCTCATACCACAACAGCCCCGAAGCTGGATTTAAGTGCTGGTTTGGTAGCCGCGACAAATTTCGCCGCGTCCGCATCCGTCTGAGTATCGCCCGTGCGGATAACTCGCTCTGAAGTAATACCGCCGTACACGATAACCGAACCCGTTCGCATTCGACCGTAAACAATCGGCACGGCAACGCCTTGGTCGTTAGTGTTGACCGCACCATCAAACAGAAAGCTCGGACGCTCGGCGGGATCACCTTTCTCGTCATCGTCTGGGGCAAAGGCAGAAGAGATTAACACCAGAATGCCAAGAAGGCCGAGACCCAAGGCGATGGAGCCGAAGCCGCCCAGTGCTCCACCGGCCCCCAAGCCCAGAAAGCCGCCTGCACCCGCTGCACCGGCGACACCACCACCGACACCAAGAGGGGCGAACACCCCACCGAGGAAACCACCCGCTCCCGCACCGCCGAGCAGGCCGAACAGTCCCTTGAGTTGCCCCGCCGCAACAGGGCGTATGTGAATCTCTTCCGCCGACGTGAGCATGTGGAGTTCATCGTCGCACAGCCCAGTGGGGCGAATGGATGTGCTGATGACGTACCAGCCTTCAGTGAAGGCATTAGCGAACTTGCTCGGGAAGTTGCACTCCATCAGCCGAATCGCATCCGCCGCAGTGCGAACCGACATCTCGAACCGCTCACCAAACTCTTCCGCCAGTCGACCGTGGAGAACCAAAGTCTTCATGTCAAGCTCCTATGCCGCAAAACGTATTCAGCCCTTCGTATCCACGGACCAACGACTTCTCGTCGAGACAGCCTACCTTCTGTGTGGGACAGGACCAGGCCGTCTTGGATCAGGATACCACAATGATTCACAACGCGGGATGCGATCCTACCCATGACAAGGTCGCCAATCCGCAAGTCGCCACGGTTATCCAGTATTCGGAAACCCGCCTTCGATATGTTGTCGCGGCTCAACAGGTCTTCCCCGCGTCGATACCAGTCGAAATCTCTTGGTAGTTGAGGCATCCGGTTGCCGATGTCCGGATGATTTTCACGATACCAGTCCCTGACCAGACACCAGCAGTCCCGAACACCAGACAGAAAAGTACGCCCAACTAAAGGAGCGATGGGACATTTGTCCCCAAACCACTCGACCTCAGTGGTCTGTGCCGTGCGACCGTCTACCCCAATGATCCCCCACGGGACGCTCATTGCCTGCTGCTGACGCATGTCGGCGGCAGACGGATGTGGTGGCATATCTGGGTGGCTGTGGATGATCGCTTCCACCTCGTCCGGGTATTCGTCTACCACAAAAGACGCACCCGGCACCTCGGCAATGTTCTTCAATTCCTGGTACTCACCATCCACAACACAACCAACGGCTTCTGTGGGAAAGGCTCTCCAAGCGTGCGATCTTGCCTTCTGGGATATCTCGTCCGAACACCGGACGGCCTTCTGGCTATCGTCGATATGGAACTGCATCACTTAATCCTTCCGGCTCCTGGAAAGAACCAACCGGGGAGAGGCTCATTGATAGAACCAAACCGAGCCTCGCAACTACTCAGGCGTTTTCCGCAACGGTCCTTGCTGGCTTCGTCGACCGCCTGATCCAGCTCGTCAAAGAACGGACCTTCTGTACCACCCTCAACACTATCCGAACCAGCCCACGGGCAGGTCGCCTCGGTGTAGTCGAAAGTCCCTGTGTCTGGATCGTAAATCCTGTACCTCTGGAGACAGGCGTTTCGCAGCACAACACGGCGAGGTAGATCAACACCCTCTTTGTCGAGAACAGAACTTAACTCGAACTCCACAAAGGCATCAGTTTCGATCTTCTTTCGCTCAACGACGAACACCTGCTTCGGGTAATACTCCTCTGTGTTTGCGTAGGCATTCCCGTCCAAATACTTCTCATGGACTCGCCAGCGAGTCAAAACCGCACCAAGTGGATCGCCCAGTTCAGCGATGATCGCGGTCGGAACCAGTTTGGCATTCGCCATCTTCACGGACGGCGTGGGGAGTTGGCCCTTACCGGACTGCTCAAAACCCGAAGCCTCAATAGGCAGCGGCGTGTATGTGTTGCCCCGCCAAACAATGTCGCCGCTCTCCTTGAATGCGGAGCACCAACGATACACCGAACTCTCTCCGCGAATCGGAGAAAGATCGAAATCAAACAACTCGACAATTCGCCCAGGCGTCAGGCTTTGTTGGTCTTCGTGGCGACTCATGCCCCGTACCACCTTATGAACTTACAGGTCAGTGTTACGCTCTCGCCCTTTAGCTCTGACTCTTTGAAGTCAAGGTCGCAGCGAAAGAGCTGTTGCGTATGGTTATCGGGAGTCCAGTAGAACGGTTCTGCCCCCTCGCGGGCCGTTAAGAAGTCACGGACATGCTTTGCAGCATCCTTCGGCAGAATGAACTTCAGTGCCCACTCGTCACGCTCGATGTTGATACCGCGAGGGACGATCTGGACAAAGCCGTCGCCAAACTGATTGACCGTGTTATTGAACTTACGGGTAAACCCACCGGAGCTTACCTCCGGCTCAATCTGGGATACGACACCTGTCGTGGGGTTCGTATAGCTTGTCGGAAATGTTTGATAGGACATCAGGCAAATCCTTTACGGTTGACCGACTCAAGCATTCCGCCCGGACGGGTCTCTTTCATCAGTAGCTCAGTAAAGCTCTGGCGAACCATCGTCCCGATCTGCTCGCCCTGCTGTTGGCCGTCCCGGTCAGAACCACCATCGTTGACGACCGTGATCTGTGGAGCAAAGTTAATTGTGGACGATCCGACCGTGCGGCGTTCAGACCTTGGGGAGCCTCCACTATTCAGTCGGTCGAGGTAGGCTGCACCTATTCGACGGGTTGTTGCCGAGTTCAGTACATACTCACCACGGCTGGCCATGATGAGTTGATTGTCTGAGGTGCTTCCGCCAACGCCTCCGACCTGACCACCAGTCGAATACTTCTTGATCGTGCCATCGGTTCCGACCAAACCACCGTTGGCAAACCCGAACCCGAAGATGCCGCCGAAGAAATTCATCAGTGGTCGAATGATGAGCATTCGGATCACAAGGCGAGCAAGGTCCGCGATGATTGCGTTGATGAACTTTTTGAAGTCGAACTCGCCCGTCGTGACGAACTCAACGAGAGCGTCTTCCAGTGTCCCGAAGGCACTCTCGAAGAAGCCCTGTATTTCGTTGGCTGTGTTCTGAGCTGCATTACCAGCCTGTTTGAGCTGCGTACCGACAAGTGAACCAAACCCGATAAATTCATTTTTGAGTTGTAGAATCTCATTTTTTACACCGCTGAGTCCACTTCTGAGGTTGGCGATATCTTTCGTTGGATCAGTAGTCGGGAATGTCCCCACACTACCGGGTTTTTGCCCCGCAGCGACTGCGCCGGAGGCTGAAAGCGGAGCCGCCCCAGATTTTACAGCGGCATCAAAAGCCCGAGCCAGGGCGGAACCTAGCTGGGTTCCCACCTCGCCAGCCTTCCCTTTCAAAAAGGTAGCAGTCTCTTCGAGAAGAGGTCTGGCTGCCTCACCCCCGACCTGAGCGATTGCAGCACCAAGTCCGGCAACCTCGGACTTCAACTTGTTAACTATATTGCCTATGACCTTCTGATCCTCAGCAGGCAGACCCGCTTGCCTTGCCTTCTCCTGAAGTTGCTGTAACTCCACAACCGTGGATTTTAGTTCCGCCAAACGGCTTGTCACAAAATCTCTTCGCCGGGTCTGATTGAATGCCTCTATCGCGCTTTGGTACTCATCCTGCTCTTTCGTCCCAACAAACAACAAAGACTGTTGCTGTTGAAGAGTCTTCCCGATGGCCTCCGTCTCGGCACGAACACGCTTTATTATCTGCAACCTGTTAGCTTCTGCGGCAGCGGCATCCAAAGACGCATCCACAGCTTGCCGTAAAGGAGCTAGCCTGTCTTCGATTTCCTCCTTTAGCTGGATGTTAACGTCAAGTTCCTTCTTCGCCGCATCTAAACCATCTTTCTTCAAAGTGCGACCAAAGTTCAGCAACACATTCTGATCGGCCAGTGCAACCTTCTGCTTATCGGTGAAACCCTCAAACGAAGGTCCGAGCACCTCTTGCCCGTCCCCCCGTTGCTTCACGGACGCTAACGAAAAGAGAAGTTTCAACTGCTCCGCTAATTTCTTGTTCTCCTGAGTCAGCGGATTTTCTAGTGCCGCGATCTTTTCTTTAAGGAACGCCTTTGCATTCGCCAAGTCCTCGGTGGTCCCCTTGAACTTCTTGGTGGTGTCGTTGAGCAGGTCCAGACGCGCCCTGTACTTGGCGATTTGGTTTTTGGTCTGATTGAACGAGTCGCCCAGCTTTTCTTGCTCGGTCAGTGGAAGGGCGTCTCGATACTTCCTAAACAGGCTTATCGCCTTGAGCAATTCCGGGCCTGGCATTTCATCCTTGGTGATGTTCAACCTCCCAAACTCAGGAGCCACCACGTTAAGGTTTTTCTCAACAAGACCTCGCAGCCTATCCGCAAACGAAAAGTCCCTAGGTAGTGTCTTTTCTATATCTTTTATATCTCTTGCGGAATCCAATAAATCGAAGAATTTGCCCGCGTCGGGAGCAGCCGTTCTGATCGCGTCTTCGGAAAAGCCCA